TGATGGCTCGATAATTCCTGTGGCGGTGTCGCGGTTAAGTTGCGTCGTCTGCGGCACGGAGAACTCAAGGACTCGGTTCAACTCGGGCGAAGCATCTTGTTTCATGCCGGAGAGCTTGTCCACGATGGACGAATTTGACGAGACTACTGCTAATGTTTGCCATTGATTATTAATAGTCCGTTCCGTTGCGTTCCGGTTTAATCTTGCTTTATCGCGGCCTTGGGTGATCCGGTAGGTCAACTCGGACAGTTCTTCCGGGTCGATGTTCGTGACCTCGTCTATGTAGAGCGGCAAGTTCCCGTACGCCCCAAGACGACCAATAAGTGCATTTTTCGTGTCGTCTTTGAGCATAATAAGACGGTTTGGCTCACCGTAGGTGGATGCGATCCACGTGCCTACAAGGGTCTTACCCACGCCCGAGGCACCGAGCATCGCCACCAGCGCACCGGGGTAGCCGGTGAACTTCATCAGCGGAGCGCCGAACGCCCCCGCGCAGAAGGCAAAAGCGAGAGGGAACATGTCGTCGGACTGAGCGAAAAGGGCCGTGGCGTCCACCCACGGCTTGAGATCGCCTTGAGTGTGAAAGGCTTCGATCGACTGCGGCACGGACTTCGCCAGAGCAACCGGCTCGGCTTCGCCGTTCGGGAGAATGACGTTCCTCCCAAGGACGAATCGCCCGTCCTCTTTCCACCCCATCTGGCAGACGAGTTGGGACATCTTCCTCGCCCGCTGGATCTTCGAAAGGAAACTCTCGATGTAGACGAGCATCGCCTTCTTTCTGTCGGCTCCGACGAGTTTCACATGGTTGTCTGCTAAAGCGGTTAAGCATCCCTTCGGGTCGTTCGTCAGGGACGATCTGAACTTGAACTCTTTCCACCCCTCGTGGGGCAGGAAGTGCTTTACCGTCGCCGTTTCATAGCCGAGAGATTCGTCCCACGCAAGAGCCGTGATGTAGAGTTCGTTGTCGTAGAACTGGACAGGTTCGTCCGGCAGGTTAAAAAGAAGGCCGGTCTTCGTTACTTGGAACCCGGCAGGAAGTTCTGGTTTCTCCTCGACCGGCAGGGTCGACTCCGCCGTCTCGTAGACCTTGCCCAACTGGATCGGAGAAGTAACGACGTGGGTACATTCACGGCATCCGTCGGGATTCAGGCCCTTGAATTTGGCGCAAGTCGTCGGACCTATGGACCGCCGTTCCAGTTGCGCGATCTTGCGATCAGTAGCCCCCTCATCGTACTCCGGGTGGTCTTTCGACCACTTATGGACCCATTCAGGGCCGTTCTCACAATGACGGACAAGGCCTACAAGGGCGTACCAAAGAGGCTCCTCGGTCTTTGCCTGGTTCTGGACGAGGTAAGCGACCTGCGGGCACTTCTCAGCGATGCGCTCCGCGCTGCTTGGGGGACCGTCGTAGACCGGTAGAAATTCCTGATTCAAAGACGGGGATGCCGGTGCAGGAAGAATTGTCACTTGGAATTTGGTAGCTGCTGCTTCCAATAAAGCTCGGAAGGTATCGAACGACAACTCCTTTGAATCCGCGATCAGACGCACCGGCTTTGCTTCCGCCTGCTTTTTGTTTCTCGTCCCAACAGGACGTAAGACGGAAGCGGAGTCGGCGGTCCGTGAGCCGTCGGACGAGAAATCGCAAGCGATACACACCTGCTTGAGTAAGCATGCTGTCTCCTTCCAGGAAACCGGATCGATATCTCCGTCTAAGATCCAGTGGGCGTAGAGGCCGTTGCGGCAGGTAGTGGAAGATTCGCATTAACGCAAAAAGATTTGAGTGCAAACGCTCCATCGCCTTGGGTGTCGTAGGGCTTTCCCACCCCGCAGTCAATGTCAAGCCAAAAAGATCGAACTGCCTGTACATTCTCTTGCCTTCGGCTCTTTCGGTCCTTGAACGACGACTGCGCCAGATAGATTTCATGGCCCTTCTTGTCCTCTTGTAAGGCATAAGTCTCAGCCCCCTCTGCATCTTCAAACCAGATGTGCTGAAATCCTTTGTCCCGCCTTTTGGCGACACAAATCCACCCCTCGTGAGGAAGCATTTGCCCGAACATGCGGGCTTACTTCATCTTCCCGGCAATTTTCAGACAGGCCTTCATCCTGTAAGGATCGGGCCGTCTCCTCCCTGTGAGCCATCCGTAATACGTGCTCCGCTGGATCGGTAGCAGATTCGTAAACGCGACGATCGTTAAGCCCCTCTTCTCGCGGACGGCTTCTAACGTATGGATGTCGGACGGCTCATTGCACATGGGTAAGGCTCCTATAAGAAGTAGAAACGGCGACGGGCTTGACCGGTGTTATACCCGCCGTATGTCATAGTGAGTATGTTTCTCGGAGCGACCGAGACTGGGACCTCACAGACCTATCCGCGTGATAGGACGCGCCGCCAATTCGTTTACAGCCCGAGTGCCTTCGTGATCTCGTCGTCCGACATGACAGCGGCAGAGGCCGCAGGAGCCGCCTGTTCAGGGGCCGCCGCAGGACGCCCACGCTTGCGAGACGGAACGGGTTCAGCCGCCTTCTCAGGTGCGGCGAGGGTCTGAGCCGCCGTCGCCTGCGGTACTGCCGCTGCCCTCGCGTCCACCTGCGCGTCCGTTTTCGGAGGCGGCAACGCTCGGTACTCCAGCGGCTTCACGATGTCCGCCACTTCCTGTGACTTGCTGACGGCAAGCAGGGCTTCCTTCGCGGACTCGGGGATGAAGGCACCGACCCGGAACTGCAACACGGAGTAGTCGGCATCTTCGTCAAAACCGACGTAGGTGATGACGTTACCGAGCGGAACGCCACGATTGGTCAGGTTCTTCACGTACAGGCCGAAGTTCTTCAAGCTCGCAGGCGGGATCTTGAACAAATAGACCGATCCCTTGCGGAACACGGCGAGGATTTTGCTGTCCGCACACGCCTTGCCCTTGGTGGACTGCCCCGCCGCGTTGCGACCGGAGCCAAAAGCGTTCATCGGGCAGGTGCCGCAGGTCGGGTTGACCGGCTTGTTGACGGACTTGTCGGGCGTGATGCCGTCCAGAGAGAAGCAGTCCGGGGCGGAAGGCTCCACCTGGTTGGGGTCATACGCCGCCTCGTAGTAGACCTTGTTCAACCCCGGCTTGGCGGCGAGAATTACGATGTCCAGATACTCCCCTCCGGCGAGGTCGTTCGGCTTCAAGTTGATCTCGTCCCCGTTGCCGTCCACAATGCGGAATCCGTTACGCTTGATCCTGATGGACGGCGGGAAGCCGGTGCTGATGCCCTGTAGCGCGTCAGCGTTCAGCGTCTTCGCTTCGTTGATGGCGAGTGCGAAACTCGGAATGTCTTTCGGAATCTGTACCAGATCGGTGCTCATGTAGTAGACCCTCCTAAGTTGGTGCTGATTTCTTCGAATAATCGCTTCTCGTTGCTGGAATCTCGGTAGATTCGTTGCCCGTTCCACTCTTCGGGATCATGCGTTGCGGCGCATGTATGAATGTGACCCGACCCACAGGTATTCAGAACCCGCACTTTCGTTTTCAACCGCAAAAGCGCCACCGGCATTCCACAACGAGAACAAACGGCGTTCGCCTTTTGCGGCGGATATGCGGGTCTGAACACCATGTCGCCTTTACTTCGCTTCCGTGAAGTCCAAGTAGAACTTTTGCCCCGGCTGGAAAAATCCTACAAGGGCGGGGTTCGAGACAGTGATGCTCGTATTCCCGGTTGGGGTGGCTTGGGCAAACGAGTTATCCTCCGGAGTGTCGGAATACCGACAGGATAGACTCACCTGCTCGCCCCACGTGAACTTCTGGACAAAATCAACTTCCATCTTCGCTCGTACCATGCGCGTCTCCTTTTCGTTAGAGTTTACGTGAGTCCTGCAAGCGCGTCAGAGTTCACCGCCGGTTTCTTTTTGTTCGGGCCTCGCGGCTTCCGCGTCGCCTTCGCCGTCGGCTTGACCGGCTTCACAATCGACCGCAACGACGCCCCCAGATCAGCATCCGGCACGATCAGCCCCGTCTGCCCCTCCATCGGGATAATGCAACGCCCACCTTCGATCAGCTCCACTTCGAATTTCATGTTCGTGCCCCCCTTAGTTATTTACGTCTGACGTTCACTCCCTCGATCCTGACAAAGTTCACCCCCGGCGGCGGCTCCTGATGGTAGTTCCCGTTCCGGTCCTCCTCCATTCGATCCTTGACTGCGGACTTACTTACCCTCCTTTCGAGCAAGTCCCAAGCCTCTGATTTTTTTATGAACCCAAGAAGCACATCCCAGTCGGCAACTGTAGCAGATTCACGGTAGGCGATGTAAGCCGTCCCATGCGCGGTCTTCAAGGACGTAACCCCGTTTGCGTGCATGATTTCCCGGATCTTGTCCCCGATCGCATCTTGGATCGTCGTCAGGGCCGCTTCAGCATCTTCGGCCTTCTTCTTGATCTTGGCCTTCCGATCCCGCAGTTCGATGTACTTGGCGGTCAGGTCGTCTACGTTCATGGCAGGTCTATCCCCCCTTTTTCAGCAAGGCACGGAGCTTGCTGATTGCTTCGCCATACGTTTTGGTCTTCGGTCCTTCCCACCCAAGCAGTTCGCGGTCCCTCACGTCGTAGATCGAATCGCTCAGATTGTTCAGTTCGTTGATGGTGATGATACACGACTCCAACTCCCTCAACCTCTCCTCCGCGCCCATCAGCGGCCCTCCCTTTCCTGCTCGATGGCGTCGTTAACGTATTCGCGGATCGAGTCAAGGAGGGTATGCTCCACGCTGTCGATCCGGTACGTCACGGTCTGCGGGGGGATCGATTTAGGCCGAGGTGCGGGCGGCGGCTGATCTGCCGGGCAGAAGTGGCGGTCCGAATCCGCTGGCATCGACAGCTCATTGCCGAGCCACGAAAGATCGCGGACGCCGTTCCTGTCCACCGACACCCGGAATTGGCGCATCCATTCCCCCTCGCATTTCGGGCAGGACACCTTCACCCGGAGCCAATCGCCACCAAGGTCGTAGTCGAACACGATCCCCTCGACCTCGAACACCACCTCGGGCCAGTAGGACGTATCGTTGTGGGTGATGGCGAGAGGAGGACATTCGCCGAGCGCGAACGCCGCGCAAATTGCCTCCTTCACGCGGGTGATACGTCTCTCGACGTATTCCCTTTTCTCGGCGGCCTGTTTTGCCTCGTTGGCCTCCTTCTTGTCCTTGTACGCCTTGATCGCGTCCTCACGAAGTCCCATTTTTCCCCCCAGTATGTCCACGGTACTACATTCAGTACCGGGTGTCAAGCCCCCTTCTGCATTCGCTTGAAGGCCCCGCGCAACCCACGGATCTGTCGGTCCTTCTTGTCGCACAGTTCAGCAAGGGAGATGGTGTCCTTGTCCAATCTGTCGGCTCTCTCGATCAGATCCACGTAGGGCCGCGCCATCTTTTCGAGGGCGTCTGCGATGCGTAGCATACATCCAAGCATCAACTGTTCGCGGCAAAGATCGGTGTTGCTTGGGTTTCGATCTTCGCCGTAGTCTTTCCTCGATTCTTTTCGGTACGACACATGAATCATCTCTTCCCCCCTTCTTTTGCAAGCTCTAGCACGAGGTCTTGCAGTCGTCTGCGCTCCTTCAACGTCTGGTACAGCCGTCTCTCCACGCTCGACCCATGAAGCATCACGATGTGGGCGACCTTCGTTTGCCCCGGCCTTGAGATCCGCGCATTCGCTTGCAGGAACGTCTCCGTCGAAGTAACCGGTGCCGCCCAGACGATCGTCGTCGCCGCCGTAAGCGTCAGGCCATGCGCCATCGTACCGGGATGAGCGAGGATAACATGCGGATTGGGCAGTTCCTGAAAGTCCTTGAAGATGCGGTTGCGCTTCCCGGCGAGGACAGATCCATCAACAATTTCGACTGACCAGTGGTTCTTCAATTCGTCGTAGAAGCGGAGCAACGCTCCGGTGTACGGCACGAAGACGATCACCTTCTCGTCACATTCCTCGATCACCTCCTTCAAGACTTTCAGCCGAGGACCGAAGTCCATATCCACGACCCCGCCCGCTCCGTCGTACATGATGCCGAGGCTCGCCTGACAGAGCTTGCCGAGCAAGACACCAGCGTTGACGGCTGAAATAGACGTGCCTGCGATCTCCGTGAAACACTGTCGTTCCATCTCCTTGTAGTGTTTCTGCTGCTGCGGCGTGAGTTCACATTCCCGCTCCTGGTAGATCGTCGGGGGCAGGTCGATGCAATCTTCAAGAGCGAATCGAATAGAAGGCTGCATCAGTTCGTATACGCGCTCCGCTGACCCATGTTTCGGCACCCACTTGAATTGACTGACCTGCGTCATCAATTCGTTCTGGATCGTGCGGAAGCCTTTCGTGTATCGCTCCGGCGTGAGGAGCCGGATCTGCCCGAAGCAGTCGGTCGGAGCGGTTGGCGTCGGCGTTCCTGTGAGGCCCCACGCGGAGCGGGGGATGTTCTGCCGGTTGAGAATGGCGAACATGGTCCGTGCCCGGTGCGTTCTTGCGTTCCTCGCTGCGGCGAGTTCGTCGTAAATGACATGGTTGATATCTGGTCTTTTCGCCAAGGCATCGGCAATGATTTCGACACCATCATGGTTGATGATGTAAAAGTCGCACTTTAGATCGCTCAACAGTTCCATGCGCTTCTGTCGACTGCCATGCAGAATGTGAAACCTCCTGTGCGGCAGGACGTGGAACAACTCTTGCGCCCACACCCGGTCAAGGGTCGAGAGCGGAGCGACGATCAGGGTCTTCTTCACTTCGCCTTGACGCATGAGGTAGTCGGTGGCCCACAACGCACTCGCAGATTTACACGTTCCCATACCGCTGAGACAGTAGGCCCTCGGGTTCACTACGAAAAAGTCGGTCGTAACCTTCTGGTGCGCGTACGGAGTGAACTTCCCCGGCCAGTTGTAGGAGGAGAGCAGGGACGGGACATTGTAGCCTCTGTTACGCAACAGCCTCATCGTTGCGACGTCGTGCGGCAATGCCGCGACGTAAGACCCGTTGACCTTGGCGGTCTTGACCGTCGGGAAGACCTTGGCGAACGCAACTGGATCGACCAGAGGCAGGATGATATGGCCTTTAAGGACTTTTAATTCAGGAAGCATCAGTAGTAGACCTTCCTCGTCAGGAAGTAGCCCAACGCCTTCAGCGCCTCTTCGCCGTCTACGACGAAGCCATAGCCTTTATTCGCGTTCACCTTCTTCAAGAATTCTTCTTGCAACGGTGTGGCCTTCTTGCCCGGTGCTTTCACTTCAATTGCCATGAACTTCCCATTTGGAAGAACAGCTAACCGATCAGACACACCGCCTACCCCGTAAGGCGAAGCCGCCACGGGGAAATTAAAGATCCCGTGACTATTCAAGAGATCCTTCACTTTCTTCTTGATCTTGTTTTCAGGACCGGTTTTCATCTCCACTCCTTTCTCGCCCTCCAATGGATACATTCGTCCACCGGGCACCAGCCATTACAGAGACCTGATGGGAAACACGGGAAGTTCTGGTCGTCCCACGCCCGCTCCATCGCCTCGATACGGATGATCATCCGGTTCATCACGAGCTTGGCATCCAGATACTTCAACTCGTTCCCCGTCGTGGAGTTGTCTTTGAGCCAGATGTACCGGTACTTGAACGTCTTGAAGATTGGCTTCACGTCGTACTCGTTCGCTACAAACCACGCAAAAAGTTCCAACTGGGTGTTGTCATCCTTTTTCTTGCCGGTCTTGTAGTCAATAATAGTGGCAACGTCCCCGTCGATGACGAGCAGGTCGACGACCCCCCGGCCAACCCCTTCGGTCCAAGAACACGGATAGTGGTTCTTCGTGACGGCGAACTGTCGTTCGAACTGCTTCTCTCC